AACCGCAGCAAACTTTAAACGTGCAGCTAAGACTGCTAAGAAATAATGACAACAGCAGCCACAACAGAACTAGAAAGCATCAACATAATGTTGGCTGCTATAGGAGAAGCACCTGTTAACAGTCTTACAGGAACAGTTCCAGTTGATGTACGACTAGCACAATCAACCCTTACAGAAGTCAACAAAGAAGTTCAATCTGAAGGTTGGTCTTTTAATACTGAAATAGATGTCACTCTTGTAAGAGATGCTTCTAATCAAGTAGCCCTTTCAACAGATGTTCTTAGGGTTGATCCTAATATTCATCAACACACAGATATTGATGCGATACAACGTGGTTTAAAACTATATGACAGGTTAAATAATAAGTACGAATTTGACAAAGATCTTATTTGTACTGTTGTTTATTTTAGAACTTTTGCAGAGATACCAGAACCTGCAAGAAGGTATATCACAATAAAAGCTGCAAGGATATTTGTTGATAGATTAGTAAGTGATGATGGATTAAGAACCTATACACAACAGGACGAAGTAAGGGCTAGAGCTATACTAATGGAAACAGACCTTGCAAATGGAGATCATAACCTGCTAAGAGGAGATCCTTCATTAACAAGTGTTTTTAATACCTATTCACCAGCAAACGCATTAATTAGATAACTATGGCTGTAGTATCTAGAGCAATACCTACATTGCTAAGAGGTATATCACAATCGTCAGATGCTACAAAGCAAGCTGATCATGCTGATATACAGGATAATGCTGATAGTAACCCTGTTATTGGTTTAGCAAAGCGTTCTGGATTTAATTTTATTAAGACTATTAATAGTTCAGCGATGGGTGATGTTCACATACAAACTATTAATAGAGATTTAAGTGAACAATATGTAGCAATCTTCAGTAATGGCAATGTAAGAGTATTTGATCTTGATGGTACAGAATATACAGTGCATCAAACACCTTCTGACAGTAAAGACTATTTAGATGTTGCCAGCCCTTTAACAGTGAGGAGCAGTATAAAAACAATTAGTGTCGCAGATTTTACCTTTGTTGTTAATACATCTGTAAAAGCCAAGATGAATGAAAGTGTATTAACTTCTGGTCCTTTATATTACAATGGCTCATCTTTTGTAAATATTACTAATCAGGCAATAATCTTTGTTAATCAGGTGTCAGCTAATACTGACTATACATTAGAGGTTGATGGTCGTAAATGTGTTTTTGATTCTGGTACTTCTAATTTAAAAACTTCTCTTGTTGCAGAAAAACTAAGTGCTGGTCTTACTGCTGATGAAGGTGATGTAACAGAAACAGGAACTGCCTTAACATCAGGTACAACTGGTAATACTTTTAATATTTCACGCAATGGATCAGTTGTAAGAATATTTAAAAATGATAATTCAAATTTTAATATTCAAGTTAGTGATTCTCAGGGTAATTCTCAAATAACTTTAGTAAAAGATTCTATACAAAGATTTACTGATCTACCAACAGTTGCACCTAATGGTTATGTAGTAGAGGTCAAGGGAGATGATCAAACTAACTTTGATAATTACTATGTAAAATTTGTCACTAATAACACTACAGCAGATGGAACATTAGAAGAAGGGCAGTGGGAAGAGACAGCAAAGTTAGGTATAGAAAAAAGAGTTGATTATGCAACGATGCCACATGTCTTGATAAGACAGACAGATGGTGATTTTAGATTTGCTGAAGCCAATGGTAGTACTTATTCAGCAGCTACTAATACAGGAACTTATAGTCAATCAGGGAGTACAGCAGTAACGGTTACATCTGCAAATCATGGCTTTTCTGTAGGAAATGCAATAACAGTTGATTTCACTTCTGGCAGTGGCAGTGATGGGGCTTTTACTATTAATGCTGTACCTAATGCTAATACTTTTAGTTTTACAGGTTCCAGCTCTCAAACAACCAGTGGTAATTGTAGCTTTGGTCTTACTAATAATTTCACCTTACCTAAATGGGGAGAAAGAACTGTAGGTGATTTAGATTCAGTTCCTGACCCTTCATTTATTGGAAATAATATAAACAATATATTTTTCTTTAGAAACAGATTAGGTTTATTAACTGATGATAATGTAGTGTTATCAAGGGTTTCAGAATTTTTTAATTTCTTTCCAGAAACTGTTATATCTGTAATAGATAGTGATCCTATTGATGTGGCAGCTTCACATACTAAAGTTGCTATCCTTAAACATGCTGTAACTATGGGTGAGGATTTAATCTTATTTAGTGAACAGACACAATTTATACTAACCAGCTCATCAGATACCCTGACTCCAAAAACAGCAAACGTAGTAGTTTCAACAGAATTTGAATCTAGTGATGATGTTTCTCCTGTCAGTGCTGGTAACAGTATTTACTTTGCAACTAAAAGAGGATCTTTTGCTGGTGTAAGGGAATACATATCACAAGAAGATATAAAATTGAGAGATGCAGCTAACATCACAATCCATGTACCAAGATTAATACCAAAAAATATATTTAAGATGGCAGTTTCATCTAATGAAGATGTATTAGTTTTATTAGGTACAGATAATCAGAATAAACTTTATGTTAATAGATGGTTATATGGTGGTGATGGTGGAAAGATACTTAACTCATGGTTTACTTTCACCATAAATAGTGGTCGTAAAATATTAAATATAGATTTTGTTGGCACAGATTTATTTGCTGTTATTGAATCAGATACAACAACCATAGAAAAGATACCATTTGAAACAGGTTTTAGAGAAAGTGATTCAAGTTTTGAATTTCACCTAGATCATAAAGTAACAGAAGCGACTACAGGTGTAAGCACTGCCTTTAGTAGTGGTGTAACTACTTTTACTGTTCCATATAAACTAAGAGCTAATATGAATATTGTTGGTCGGTATTTAGCTAATGGAGAGACAAGCACTTATGTTGACAGTAATTCAACAACTAGAACATTAAAACCAGGACAAGTTTTACAGACAACTAATACTTCTGATGGCTCTACTACAACTATTACAGCAACAGGAGATTTTAGAAATAGTAAATTTATTATTGGCGAACCATATGAAATGCACTATAGGTTTAGTCAACAGAGATTAACAGAAACAACAGGTGGTACTAGACAGACAGAAATAGTTAGTGGTCGCTTACAACTACATCACTTTTATATAAAATTTGAAGATACAGGATTTTTTAAAGTAGAAGTAACACCTGAGAATAGAGATACATCCACTCATAAATTCACTGGTCGTTTACTTGGTGCAGCTTCTGCTGCCATCGGTCAGATTAATTTAGAGACAGGTACTTTTAGAGTGCCAATAATGTCTAGAGCAGATAGAGTGAATATAGATGTAAAAAATGACACGTTCTTGCCTACACAGTTATCAAGTGCTGAATATGAAGCTATGTTCCATATAAGAAGTAGGAGAGTGTAATGGGACATTTAAGAAAGGCTAATCTAAAAGATCTTAGATATGTAGCTAACAACATGAGAGAAGTAGATAAGTTGGAAGCTTTTTATCAGACAGGACAAGAACCTTTACAGGCGGTTCAGTTCACCTATATTTGCAGTAATGTAAACATGGCTATAGCTGATGATAATGATCAGCCTATAGGGCTTTGTGGGGTAGTTTCTGATGGCATTATATGGATGGTTGCTACAGATAAGTTATTTGAAAATACAAAATATAAGATACAACTAATAAGAAAAGGTCGTAAATGGGTCGAAAGCCTGTTGAAAAAATACAAAGTCTTATATAATTTTGTATATGCAGAGAATGATTCTGCTATCAAGTGGTTAAAGTCTCTTGGTTTTACCTTTATCAATTACCACGAAAAATATGGAATACAAGGTAAACCATTCTACGAATTTCTGAGGATCGCCTAAATGTGTGTCGCAGCAATAGGAGCATTAGGAGCAAATGTTGGGTCGTCCTTTTTGGCATCTTTAGGTCTTAACTTGGTTAGCGGTCTTGCACAGAGATCTGCTGCACAGGCTGCTGCTAACCAGACTTATCAGGCAGCATTGATAGCCAACAAATCAGCAGAACAAGCCTTTACTGCTCAACAGGAAGCCACAGCAGATCAGTTAAAGGAAACTAGAAAATCATCAGCACAGGAAAAACTGGCAAAGACCATACAGGGATTACAGGCAAGAGGAGCTATCAGAGCTAGTGAAAGGGCAGGTCTTACAGTAAATCTATTACTGGCAGATGCAGAACGACAAACAGCAAATGCAAGAGAATCTATCAACCAGGCAGTAGAATCAGCAAGTAGACAATATACAAGAAATGTAAAAGGACTTGAAGCACAGAGAGACAACAGACGTAATCAACTGACAAGTAATATAAATCAGGCATATAACCAGATCCCATCACTAGGATCTGTCTTGCTTAATACTGCTGTGCAAGGTCTTAGCTCGTATGCTTCTCTTACAGGTGGTCTTGGTGGTGTAGGTTCAACAGGAGTTGGAACACAGGCTAGTTATCTTACTACTGGTAGCCCTCTTTATATTAGTTAATTATGACATCTAGTTTTCAAAGTACAGCTTTTCAAGGATCTGCAAGACCTGTAGATACTTTTGTACGACCTCCCAGTGTTCAACCTAAAACTGATGCAGAAGAGCTTGCTAGTGTTTTGGCTACCATAAACCCTGCTTTACAAAAAATCATTGGTACTCAATTAGAAAGAAAAAAAGAAGAAGAAATTGCAAGAGGTATGGATATAAGAATGGAGCAAGGCAAAAAAGAATTGCCAAAAGTTTTAAGAAAAGTAAACAAAAAGGAAGGTAGAAATGCTGCTAGACAATTAGTTGGTGGAAATATATTTTCACAGTATGGATATGAAAAAAGAGATGCTCAGTTACTTGCATTAGACACTAATAGAAAAGCAAAAAGTTTATATCAAAACTATAGGGTTACTAAAACTCTTCCAAGTGGTGAAACTGTAGGTATTCCAATCAGTCACTATGATATTGACTCCCCAGAGTATGAGGAATTTTCACAAAAATTATCAAGTATTAATCAAGAATATTTACCAAATATAAGACCTACCTTAATAGCTGATATTTATACTCCAAATCTTATTAAAACTTTAGAAGATACAAACGACATTCATTTAAAAGAAAATAGTGAATTTAAAATAGAAAGAAATAATACTCAGCTAAAACAAAACATATTCACCAATTGGTCAGCATTTGACAGTAAGGAAATAACAAAAGAGCAAGCACAAGCAAATATTCAAGATGTTATTGAAGAGAATTACAATTTAGGTTTTACCGAAAATGTGTCAGGAGAAAATTTATTAAAAATAATTAAAGACCAAGCTGCTAGAGTATTTAGTATTAGCAGAGAAGGTGGACAGGGTGGTTATGCTGAAGCATCAAAATATCTTGATTTGGTAAAAGAATTAAAATATGGGCCTAAAGAAATACAAAAAGATGGTACTGCTAAACAAAGAGTAGTTGGTGATTTGTATGGTGAAACCATGTTGAATTTTGAAATAGGTTTAATAAAAAAAGAAAACGAACTTAAAGAATTACAAAAAGAACAATTTAAAGAAAAAGAACAAAAAAGAATACAACAATTATTACTAGATAATCCTAATGATATAGAGCTTGCAGAAAAACTATTACTAGAAAATCCAGATTTTAGAGAATTTGTTTTTGACACTATTGAAATAGTAGCTACCGATAGAGATGAATTATTTAATGATTTTGACCGTAAAGTTGCTACACAATTTTATGCAAATAATAGAGATCAAATGTTTACTGATCTTGAATTTATAAAAAAACAAATTGGTCGCAGTATGACCCCAGAAGATGAAGACAGGTATAAATTATCCTGGAGCAGAGCAAATGCTTCTACAGCAAAAAGCGTCAATTACGATTCTAAAATACAAAGAACTCATACAGAAGGCAGCAAACTTATTGGTAAGGTTGATAAAGAAGGAAATCTTTATTGGGATCAAGGAAATGTAGCTTTAAGAGATCCTTACTTACGTTTAAAAACATTTTATGACAGACGTTTTCTAGATGAAATCTATGTACCTGGTCTAGATGGTAAGGAAAGGGAAGATAAATTTAGAGAAATACAGAACGAATATTATAAAGACTTAACAGAACTTAGAGATGCTAAAGATGAAGATGCAGAAATAGTTCAAGATAAATTTTCTAATGTTTTTAAATCAAAAAGAGAACTTCAAATACAAGCTTTAGTTGATGATTACGGATTGAATTTTGATGATGCAGAAAAAATTTATAACGAAGAATTTGTAGAAACAGAAATAACATCAGAGCCTAAAAAGGAGGAACCAACAGTAGAAGAACCTAAAGATGATGGACCAGAAAGAAACTTTTTTAATTTAATACCAGGTTTAAGACAGTTTTTTAAAGATGGAGTTACCGAAGAAGATATAACTAGAGTTTTTAATTCTTTATCTAATCCTGTTGTAGCAGGGGGTCTAGAAGGTAAACCTAGATCTTATACTGTTAAGTCAGGAGATACATTAGAAGCTATTGCAAAAGATTCCGGTATTCAGCTAGATACTCTTGTAAAAGCTAATGACATAGAAAATCCAAACCTTATACAAGTAGGTCAACAATTAGTAATACCTGCACCCGTACCAAGTTTTATAGATAGATTTAAAAATAAAGCTGTACCTGATTTTGGCAAAATAGCTGAAATTGTAAGAAGTGGAGAATCATTAGGTAGTGGTTCCTATAATGCTTTTAACAAAGGTACAACTGCTTCAGCAGGCAAGATGGATATAACCAGTAAAACAATAGCTGAAATGGAACAGATGCAAGATAAAGGTGAAGTATTTGCAGTCGGTGCTTATCAGTTAACTCCTGGCGTCTTAAAAGAAGCAAGGCAAACAGCAGGTATAGCTAGTGATGCAATCATGACACCTGCGGTACAAGACAGACTCTTCTGGGGAATGGTGACAGGTGGTAAAAAACGTCCAAACCTTACAGCATATTTACTTGGTGAAAGTGACGATTTAAACGCAGCACATGAAGATTTAGCACTTGAATTTGCTGCCATACAAGGTCCAGATGGAAAAGGGCGGTATGATGATGATAAGTCTGGAAATGTTGCCAGAATAAAAGCAGCTTTAGTAAAAAAAGCATTGATTAAAGCTCGTAAAGAAATCTCTAACCTCTAAAGATGACTGATTCAAACCTTAAACAAACTGAAAGCTTTTTAGATTGGGATCAGACTGTTAATAAAGAAGATGCAATTAACAATTCTTATTTTGCTAATGAGTCTTTTAAATATGTCGATGAAGACACTGATAACAATAATAATATTTTAAGAGAAACAGCAGGTCTAGGTACTGAAATAGGTGTTGGTATCGGTACTGAATATGCAACTACACCCTTACTATTAGCTGGTCCTTGGGGTTGGCTAGGTTACGGTGTTATTAATTTTGCTTCTGGTTTTAGTACAAATATAACAGCACAAAAAGCCATTAGAGGTGAAGACAATATAAGTTGGGGTGAAGCTATAGCAGCAGGTGGTTTTCAAATGATACCTGGTGGAGCTACAGCTAAAGGAGTGAAAGGTGTTGCTAAATCTGCAACACAAGCAGGGATCTTTGCCGTTGGTGAGAATGCAGTTCGTACTGCTATTGATGAAAAAAGAGTTTTAACAAAAGAAGAACTAAGAGATTCTGCAACTGTTGGTGCTGTTTTTGGTACTGGTTTTAAATTAAGTATTGATGGTCTTCCAAAAGTTATTGAAAAATTTAGTAAAAGATTTAAAGGTAAATCAGCAGATGAGATTAATCAGGCATTAACTAAAACAGATATTGCAGAATTAGAAAACTTATCAAATAAAATAGATGAAGCAAACAGTCAGATCAATGTAAATGAGATAGATAAATCAAAGCCAAAACTATCAGGTACTTTAAAAGAAGAACAAGAAAGAATAAAAAATCTTAAAGAGGGGAAAAAACAAACTACTCAACAACCAAAATTAACTAAAAGTAAAGGTAAAAATATAGGTGATCCTGAGTTTACACCTAATCAGATAAACCCAGAACAGGTTAGTAATACCAATAAACAGTTTGATTTGATCGTAAACAGAGTTAATGAATTAACAGATCAAGGTGCTTTTAGAGGTGTAAAGACTTTTGAAGATACTATTGATGGAGGTATTAAGTTACTGGCTAATAAAAAGAAACTGAAAAGATATGCAAAAACCTATGCAAAATTATATGGATTACAGCCAACAGATGAATTAAACTATGCTCTTGCCGAATCAGTTACTTTCTCTGTAAGAAAAACCTCAGAAATTAATCAAGATCTTATCTCTGCTATCAATGTTTCAAAAGATAGTAAGGTTATAGAAACTAAAATAAACGAACTTGTAGATTCTATATCAGAAATAGATGATTGGTTACGTTTAAGTATTCCATTAAGAACTGAAGCAGGTACAGCTTTAAGTGCAATGAGAATACCTACACAGGGTTTATCTGCTGAAGAATTTGCAGAACTGACACCACAAGCTAAATACAGATTACAAAACACAGGACAGACAGAACTAAGTCTTGATGTTTCAGATCAAAGTTTAAAATTACAGGATTTAAAAACAAAGTTGACATCAGCTTTAAATACCGCAAAAGAAACTGGTGATTACAGTGCCATCAATAAATTAACTAACACTATTAAACAATCACAAATGATTGGTGATACTGCACAAAAAGTAGAAAACTTATCTGCTCTTTTTAGATCAGGGATATTAGATAGGACATTAAGTAGTTTTAACAAAGGTATGAGAATCTTTAATGAGATTGGTATCAATGCTTTGTTATCTGCACCAGGAACAAACGAAGTAAACTTTGTATCAGGAATAATAGAAACTTATACATCAGCCTTTGAACTTATGTTAGGTGCAGGTAGTCGTACTGAATTAGATGCTGCTATAAGACACTTTATAAAACTTCATTCAGAACGTAGTTTTTATACAAAAGCATTTAAAAAATCATGGGATATGAGTGAGAACTACATTAACAGAGGGTCGTTAAAAGCTGATTATCAAGAACGATTTGTTATTTCTTCTGATGATTCTGGTTTTGTTGGTAAAAATATTAATCGTGCTGGTAAAGTAATTCGATTACCTAGCCAACTAATGACATCTGTTGATGCATTGGTACAGTCTCCAAACCTTATCGGTCATATTCATTATCAAGGACATATAGAAGGTGTTCAGTTAGGTAAAAAGGGTAAAGAGTTAGATGATTATGTTAAAGGTCATGTTGACGCTATTCTTGAGTATTACGCTTCTAATAGTGGTAAGGCAATAAAAGATCCTGTAACAGCAAGGATTCTTAAAAGAGCGCAAGAGTTTGCAAAACGCAGTACTTTTACAGAAGACATACGCACCGATGGATATATTGGTTTTAGCGAAGGTGCAAAAATCTTAAATCAAGCTGCTAATAAAATACCCCTTGTAAGAGGATTGATGGCTTTTGTTCGTACTCCAACCAACATTGCAAAACGACAATTAAGAAGAACACCTGGACTAAGTTATCTACAGAAACAATTACAGAATGATCTGCAAAGTGTTGATCCTGGTGTAAGAAATCAGGCAAGAGGGCAAGTAAGACTTGCTAATGCTTTAGGTCTAACACTTTTTACGATGGGTGCTGCATCTTGGGTAAAACCAAGAGATCCTAATAACCCAGCAGGCACAATACTTACAGGTGGTGGTCCTGATTGGAAAACAAAAGAAGGTAGAGCAATATGGAAAAACTTATATAGAAATGGATGGAGACCATACAGTATTGGTCATTTACAAAAAAATGAAGATGGCACTCCTAAATTTGGTGAAGATGGTAAACCAGTATATAAATACACGTCTTATGAAAGAATTGATCCTCTATCTTCTTGGATAGGATTAATGGTTGACTTCTCTCACATAGCACCTTGGTTAAGACCAGATGAATATGATGAATTTACCGCAGGTTTTGTAACTGCATTTAGTCGTAACCTAATAGATCGTTCATATACAAGACAAATCTATGAAGCTACACAGTTGTTTTATGATGAAACAAAACGAGAAGATTTCCTTGCTAGACAATTAGCCGCAAGAACACCTTATGCAAATTTCATTAGATACGCTAAAAGGATGCCAGATGACATCTTAGGTGGATTAGGAGTATCAGAAGAAGATAGAGAATATTTCAACACTAAGCGTGACCTAAAAGCTAGAAAAGGAGATATTGTCGATGAAGAAGGGGAAGAAATTGTAGGAGCAGCAGCTTTAAGAAAATTACTAAACCAAATGTCTGAAACTGTGCCTGGTATGGGTGGTAACTTACCTCTTATGTATGAACATATAACTGATGAACCTATGCTTTATCCAGAAAGATTAGGTCCTGATTTGTTTAGTTTTGTCAAGAAAAGCACATCAAAAAATAACCCTATTTACACTGCTCTTATAGAAACTGGAATACAAATAAGAGAACCAAGTGATGTTATTACAGGTAAAGCAACAGACAGTCAAATAGAACCTTTTAAATTAACAACAACAGAATATTCAGAACTTAGAAAAGAAATAAACACCATAGTTCCAGAATCACAAGAATATGGAAATAGGAATATAAAACAGGCTATGACTACTTTTATTAACAGTTCGTTCTATAAAGATAACATTAAAGTAATAAGAAAAAATGGAATTTTAAATTCACCAGTAGCAGTAAACTTATTAACAAAAGAATTTAATAAAATTAATAACTACTACATTAACGAAGGAGAAGATGCTTGGATAAGAAAACAATCAGCAGACACTAGAAATAAACAAAGAAATAAAAAGTTAGAGATATATAATAAATACAATGATGAAATTCAAAAAATCAGAGCCTTATCTTCTAACTAATCATGGCTACTAACACCGCATCCTCTTTAACAACACATACTGGTAACGGAAGTACTACCGCTTTTGCTATCTCTTTCTCTTTCCTGGCTGATAGTGAAATTGATGTAACAGTTGCAGGTGTTGCAAAAACCATAACCACACACTATACAATCAGTGGATCTACTCTTACCTTCACCTCTGGTAATACCCCTGCTAATGGTGCTGCAATAAGGTTTCAAAGAGATACAGATATATCAGCAAAGAAGGTAGATTTTCAAGATGGTAGTGTTCTTACAGAAATAGATCTTGATAATAATACTGACCAGGTATTATTTGCTCAACAGGAGATTACAGATAAGTTAGCAACTATAGAAGAAGGAGCTACAGGAGATCAGACAAACGCAGAAATAAGAGCAGCAGTAGAAGCTGCAAGTGATAGTAATGTTTTTACTGATGCAGATCACACCAAATTAAACGGTATAGAAGCTTCTGCTACCGCAGACCAAACAGATGCAGAAATAAGAACTGCTGTAGAAAATGCTAGTGATAGCAACGTATTTACTGATGCTGACCATAATAAACTAAATGGTATTGAAACTGGTGCTACAGCAGATCAAACAATATCAGAAATAAAAAGTCTTATAGCAGGTAGTCCTTTAGATAGCTCACATTTAGCAGAAAACTCTGTAGGAACTTCTGAAATTGCAGCAAACTCAGTTACGACTTCTGAAATAGCAGATGCAGAACTAAAAACCTTAGCAGGTATGCAATCAGGTACAGCTTCTAAATTGGCTGACAGTACAGCTTTAACCTCTGATATTGCCGACCTTAACCAATTAGATGGTCTTACAAAACAAACAACTATATCTGATAGTGATGCAAGTTTTCCTACTTCTGGTGCTGTTGTAGATTTTGTAGCTGCACAGATTGCACCTATTGGTGGATTAGAAGTTATAGCTACAGATGCAGCTTTTCCTAATACACAACCAGCATCGGGTGTTGTGATAAGTATTGCTGATGCAGGTGGACTTGTAGTTAGTAGTGGTACAAGTACAACAGGTAGAACTGTAGGTGGAGCTACAGTAACTATTAACAATATAAACTCTCAATTTAATGGCTCAACTATTGCTGATGGTGTAGCCATGATGGTTAGTTCTACTGGGTCTGGTCAAATATATAACTACCATAAAGCAACTTTAAAAGAAGGCGATCTTTTAAGTCTTAGTAATGATATAAATGATTTTGCTGCTAGGTATAGAGTAGGTTCTACTAATCCTACAAGTAATCTTGATGCTGGTGATTTATTTTTTAACACATCCACCCAGAAATTTTTAGTATATAACTCAGCAGAAAGCGCATGGCAAGAAGCACAAAGTATTGGTAACTTCTTTATATCCACATTTAGTGAGTCAGTAGATGGTAGTAGAACAGACTTTACTATAAGTAATCCACCTACAAATGCTCAACAAATAATTTTAAGTATTAATGGTGTTATACAAAAACCTAACAGCGGAACATCTACCCCATCAGAAGGTTTTGCTTTAACTGGTAGTACAGTAAAACTATCTTCTGCACCTCCTAGTGGATCAGATATTTTTATAGTCGTATTGGGTGCAAGTGTAAATATTGGAACTCCAAGTGACAATACAGTTACAACAGCAATATTACAGAACGGGTCAGTTACATCAGCTAAGATTGCCGATGACGCTGTTACAAGTACAAAAATAGCTGATGGTGCAGTCACAACAGACAGAATAGCTGGTAGTGCAGTTAATGCAACAAGACTTGCTGATAACGCAGTAACTAATTCCAAAATATCAAACAATGCAGTATCAACCGCCAAGATTGAAGATGATGCAGTAACTCAAGCAAAAATAGGGGCTGGGGCAGTAGGTACAACTGAGTTATCAAATAGTGCAATAACAAATGCAAAGGTAGCTTCTAATGCAGCTATAGATGTTAGCAAACTATCTGGTGTTCTTCCTCTCGCTGGTGGCACATTAACAGGTAATCTTCAAATAAATGATAGTGTCAAACTACTTTTTGGTAGTGCAACTAATGGAGACTGCCAAATAATACATGATGGCACTGATACTTTTATACAAAACAAAAATGGTGATTTAAAAATTGCTAATAATGTAGGTGGTGACGTAGGTGGTGACATAATTATTCAAGCACTAAATGGTGAGGATTCGATTAAAGCAATACATAATGGAGCCGTAGAACTTTACTATGACAATGATAAAAAGCTACAAACTTATTCGTCTGGTACTGAGGTACTAGGTAATTTATGGCTGCAAACTGGACATGTTTATCTTAAAGATGACGTTAGGATTAAGCTTGGTGATGGTGTTGACCTGGAAATTTATCACAACGGATCTAATTCATATATTTCACATACTCATGCAAGTTCTTTCTATATTCAAAGTAATGGCAATTTACTATTAGAACATACTAACGGTGAAAATTATTTTAAAGGTGTTGCAAATGGAGCAGTAGAGCTATATCACGACGACGCTAAAAAGTTAGAGACACAAAGTTGGGGCACTAATATAACTGGAAGTATAGTAGCTTCAAATAATGTAAAAGCTAGTACAGATTCAGGAAAAATTTTTGCTGGTGCTAGTGATGATTTACAAATTTATCACGATGGATCTAATTCTTACATTGATAATACTACTGGTAATTTTGAGTTACGTTCAGATGAGTTTCGTGTAAAATCTTTAACTAGCACTGAAGCTATGATTCATGCTACTAAAGATGCTGAAGTAAGACTTTATCACGACAACGCAGAAAAAATACGTACAACAAGCACTGGCATCGAACTAACTGGAAATATACAGATACCAGATGGCAATGAAGTTAAATTAGGTGCCGGTGGCGATCTAAGAATGTTTCACGCTAATGGTAATGCAAATTTCATACAATCCTATAATGACAATTCTTTAAGAATACACACATTTGGTACATCAGCACAGTTAAAACTACAAACAAATGAAAGTCAAAATAATGTAGTTTGTAAACCAAACGGAGCTACAGAGTTATATCACTCAGGAAACAAAAAACTAGAGACAACAAGTTCGGGCATAACCGTTACTGGTTCAGTTAATGAAACATCTGATATTGTCTTTAAAAAAGATATTGAAGATATTGATTATGGATTAGATATAATAAAAAAATTAAAACCAAGAAAATATAAATTTGCACATAACGAAAATAAAAACATTGTTGATATTGGTTTTATTGCTCAAGAAATTGAAAAATTTATTCCAGAAATTGTAACTGGAAGTGAAGGATCTAAAACAATCTCATACAGCCATTTAACTGCTGTTTTAAGTAAAGCATTACAAGAAACTATTGCTAAGATAGAAGCATTAGAAACTAAAGTAGCTGGATTAGGAGGTTAAACTAAATGGGATTAACACAAGTATCAACAAATGGTATTACTACTGCTGCTTTAAATGCAGAAGCAGGTTTAGTTAAATATTTAAGAACTGGTGATGGTGTATATACAATATTCACACCTGATGGTTCTACTGTTAGCACAGGTGGTACTACAACAGAAGGATTACAAGAAGCAATTAACTATGCAAACGCTAACGGTTTAGATTTTTATTGTGCTGGTGGTGGTATTGAAACAACTGGTACTGCTACAGATATAGGAATTATAACTTGTACAACAACACTTCAAATACCAGCTTGTCAAAATAGATCATTTGTTTTTAAAAGTGTTACTTTAGATTTTACAACTGCTTTAGGTAATAATCCTGGATTAAAGTTTGATAGCTTTATGATGATGGATTTTAATTTTGCTGGTCAAGTTGCCTATAAGGGAAATGGAAATGCAGTTGAATTTGATGCACAAAATGTTGTTCCTCTTGATAACATGCGTGGTCATGTTGACAGTAGAATAAAAATTGACACTATTGCTTATATACAAGGTGGTACAGGTGCATCTCCTTTATCTTCTTGTATAAGTTTTATTAGAACAAACGCCAGTAATCCAGCCACAACAAGAAATCATTTTATATTTGGTGAAGTAAACGGATCAGGTTTTGATGGCACTAATGTAACGCTTATAGCAAGGAATGGTATAACTGTAAATCATAGTGGATTCTTCGGTAATATTATTGATATTCAGGGTATTCATCATATAAAAGAAGTTGGATTATTTGTAGGCACATCATCTAGTGGTACTTCTCCCTCTGGTAATACATTTCGTGTAGGTTTCATTGAACCTTTCCGATCAACAAATGCTGATGCTTCTAGTGTCATAGCAATTGGTTTAAAATCTTATGGTGTTCGTAATGATTATAATTTTGCTATTACAGACAATGGTGGAGCAAATCAGAATGGTGCCTTTGGTGCGTTTAAATATGCTGTAGAATTATTAGGTAATGGAGCTAGTGGTTCTGCAATAAATGAAAACGTATTTATAAGACAATGTCTTACATCAGGGGTTACAGGATTTTTAGGAGTACTTAATAGTACCAGCACTTATAACAATACAGTTTATGCTGATGGAGCTAAATTAGATGGTAACTTTTTAGTTGGTACACCAATAGAAAATGTATTCAATGGTGCTGGTGGTAATTCTCAAATGGTGGTTGCTGGTACTGATAATAATACAAACATATTAAATAATGTTAATGCTTCTATAACTATCAGTAATAAAGATGGAACTGCTAATAATTTAGCTGGATTACATTTTGCCAGAGAAGATAATGATGGATCACCACATTATGTAGGTGCTTCAGTTGTAGCTCAATTTTTAGAAACAATGGCTGATGGAAATTATCCAAAAGCTAACTTATCATTTTTAACATCATCTTCTAATAATGCAGCACCTACAGAAAAAATGAAGATTGACTCTTCAGGTGACGTAATGATTGGAACCACTGATGAAGAGCCAGGTCGAGGTGATACCAATGTTGGTATTTCTTTTAGGCCAGAAGGTAAATTTTTTATGAGTTCTGCTGGAAGTTTCAGTTCAATAAATAGAAATAATGATGGTACTGTATTAGCTTTTGCTAGGTCGGGAACAGATGTTGGCAGTATTTCAGTTAATAGCAGTAATACCGCATACAATACAAGTTCAGATTATAGATTAAAAGAAAATGCAATACTTATTTCAAATGGAATTGAAAAAGTAAAAACATTAAAACCTTACACATTTAATTTTAAAAAAGAACCAACAGCTATTGTTCATGGTTTTTTTGCACATGAAGTGACAGCAGTACCAAATGCAGTTACTGGTAAAAAAGATGAAGTTGATGCTAACAATAATCCTGTCTATCAATCAATGGATTATGGCAAAATAACACCTCTTTTAACAGCAGCATTACAAGAAGCTATTGCAAAAATAGAAATATTAGAAGCTAAGGTTGCTGCTTTAGAAGCTACTTAGTATAATTACAGAAAACTTAGATTTATTAATTATGGCTATTACTTATACGTGGGAAATCAACAGCACTCAATGTAAAAGAGATATTGCTGATGGTTATTTTACTAATGTTGTCTATCGAGTAAAAGGAATGGATGGCACAGAAGAAAAAGCAAGACGTACAGGTGAAGTAGTTTTTACTAAACCTGAGTCACTTCCATCTGGATTTATTTCTTATGATACTTCTGCAAAGACTCCAACACAGGCAACAATGCTTACATGGGTAAAAGATAGCCTTGGAACGGATGAGGTTACTGCTGTAGAAGCAAGTTTAAAAGCAGAAATAGATTTAATTAACACACCAGTACAAGCAACAGGTGTTGCGTTTTAATAATGCCAAAACCTACAATTGAAGAACTTCAAGCTGAACTTAAGGAAGTAGTCAATAAACATAATCAGGCACAAGAAATTATGGCCCAATGTAAAACTAGGTTTACTGAAATACAGGCAATCTTAAAAGATAGACAAGAAGATACTACTGAGTCTTAACAGTACGTTGTAACATCCCCAAGGTTATATACAACGGTGCTAAAGCACAGATTCCCATAAAGGTTATAATTGTCACAGGTACTAATGCTTTTGCAAACGCTTCTCTCATGTTTCAAAAAATAGCTAATGTTTTAAGTATTATCTCATTTGTAATGGTAGCTTCCATGACTGCCACAGGGGTAATAGGTTACAAGTATGTAACTTCAGAACAGTTTAAAGCAAAAATTATGAATGAAATATTAGGTAATGTACAAGGAATGATGCCAAAGATGTTAGATCAAGGCTTACCTAAAGTAACAGGTCCATCAATGCCGATAATAAAATGAATGGAAATACCTGACATAAGTATTCCTGAAATATACATTCCAGACGTTCCAGAAATATATACTCTTCATTACTTAACTATTACAAAACCACCAGAAATAGATGTTCCTGGTTGTACTTATCAACATCGTGATATAAAAAATACTGGTAATCGTAATTTA